TGATGCAGAAGTAGAAGAAAACTTTGAGGCTGAAGAAGAAACAAATCAGTTGGAAGTTGAGGAGCAATTTGCTGCTGAACAAAAGGCTGAAGAGGTAGTTGAAACAGTTGAAGATAAGACTGTAGTTTTTGATGCAATCACTCCTGAAAAAGTGAATCTAATCAATAACTTCTTCAATCGCAAGTAATTATTGTAAATTAAGTAAAACGAACCTTTTTTAAAACTAAATAAAATGAGTATTTCTATCGCTTCATTGCCTTACGGTGACAGACGTCCAGACCTCTTCATCGATGCAATGGTAAAATCAGCGGCTGTATTGAACCGCTTCCGTCTAATTGACGGTGTAAAAGCCAAAGTAAATGTGCCAATCTTTGACGCTTCATTGACTTTCGGTAACGACCTTTGTGTATTTGACCCACAATCTGCTGCTTCAGTAGGTGAAAAAGAGATGACTGTTGAAACTTACAAGTGGTCTTTCTTGAACTGTAAGGACGCTCTTGAGTCTTCTTACCGTGGCTTGTTGTTGAAGCAAGGTCAGCACAACCCTGAGACTATGGATGCTGAATTCAAAGACTGGGTATTTGACTACTTCGCAAAACTATCTGCTCAGAAGGCTCTTGAATTGGCTGGTACTGAGTTGACTACTGAGTTGGCTGCTGATGCTGATGTATTGGACTACGATACTAACGCTACTATCTCTTCTACTAACGTACTTTCTTTGATGGAAGGTGCTTACGAAACAATGTCTGACGTTATGTTGGCTGCTGTTTACGGAGATGCTGACCGTGACTTCAAACCTTCTTACTTCTTGGGAACTGCTGCAATGCAAGCTTACCAAATTGCTATCGCTGGTTTGTATACTACTACTCCTCAAGGTGTTGTAGAAGGTGGTATTCCTAACTACTACGGTATGGAAGTTATCCATATGGCTTCTTTGCCTGCAAATGAGTTCTTCATCTCTGCACCACAAAACATTGTGATGTTGACTGATGACTACAACGATGTTCGTGCTATCGATATGAAGTACGAAGCTGAATTGTCTTCAGATAAAATTTGGGGTCAGTTCAAGTTGGGCTTCTCTTACTTGAAAGGTGAAGAGATTGTCTACGCAAAGAACTTCGCATAATAATTAAATAATAACGGAAGGGCTTCGGCCCTTCCTTTAATACCCTATAACAAATGGCTTGTAATGTAACTCTTGCTGATATTTCTTACTCTTGTGACGATGTTGCAATTGGTGGTATCGTAGAATTGCACGTTGCTAACAAATCTGACGCTGAATCTGCATTGACAGGCGTTGGTTCTGCTGACCGTGCAATTACTGCTGCTACTGCGGTAACAGGTGTCTCTCAAATCTCATTCAACAACAAGGATGGATTTTCTGTATTTAGCGAAGTAAAAACTGTTAGTGCTGATGGTATCGTTGCTACTGTACCAACAATCTCTGTTGAGCTTCCTAAAATGACTGCTGATAAAATCACAGCTCTTAACAACATCTCTAAAGGTGGTGCTGAATTGGTTGCCTTCGTAAAAACTGCTGCTGGAACTTACCACGTTTGTGGTTTGGACTACGGTCTTTACGCAGGTACTGTAGATGCTAACTCTGGTACTGGTCGTGCTGAAAAGAACCGCTTCCAACTTACCTTAACTGGTGACGAGCAAGGTCTTTCTTACAGCATTGATGCTGCTGACTTCGCAACTGCAACTGCTTAATAGCAATCTTGTAAATTATAACAAGGGGAGTGGAGAAATCCTCTCCCCTTTTTAATATATAATATATGGCTTTCAATTGTAGCATTCTATTAAGCGATATTGATATCAACTGTAACAAGCGAGTAACAGGTGGTATCAAGAAAGCTATCCTACTATTACAAAAAGACTTGACTATTACCTTTGACCCTATTGATGAGACACAGGTAACTCAAGTAGACACATTAAACACTGTAACCTTTGCACACAATACAAAGGATGGTGTAACCACATTCACAGAGAATAAAAACACATCCAATGGATTGGGTGTAGTAACTACAGATATTACTATCCAATCTCCAGCAGTAGACAATAAGGTTAATCAAATAGACCTTATGAGCCGCAGAGAAGACATCTGCTGCATTTTATTGCACAACAACGATACTGTGACTATTTCGGGTTGGATGGATGGCTTAACGATGAACTATGAGGCTAATAGCGGTACAGGTACATCTGATAAGTCTTATGTTAATATCACACTAAACACCCAAAGTGGAATTGCTTCTTTGGCTATTGACGATAAATCAGTATTTTCTGACCAAACCATATTTGAGTAATGGCATATTTAATTAACAAAGGAACTGGATATATGAAGGATGCGGTAACAACTCCTTCTGTAGAAAAGAATTACCTTTATGTACAAGGCGGTTATAGCGGTTCAGTTGTAAATTCTATTGAGGGAGAAGGTTTGGTATTCTTTTTACAACTACACGATTAAAAATAAAATAAAATGGCATACGAAAATATTTCTAAAGAAGGCAACTTCTACCAATCAGCTACGGGAGATTATGGTTTCCGTCTGTTAGAGGCAGCAGAGTCTGCTACAGATGGTTTCCGTGCAATCCAAGCATTGGAGGCTTCAGAAGTAACAACCACTACACAAGTAGGTGATGCGTTGACTGCTGTTGCTTTACCTGAGGGTTCAGTAATCTACGGTAAGTTCGATAGTGTTACTTGTGTTAGCGGAAAGGTTCTCGCTTACAAAGCAGTGTAATGAACTATGTTAGGACTACTAAATACCGTCTTGAGCAAAGGTGGTTCACTATTAACCTATGTAAAGGAGGGACTTGTTATGGCAAATAGATTCTTATCCCCACCTAAATTAAGCTTCCCTGCGAATGCTTCTGCCGAGTTTGACGGGGCGAGTGATTACATTGATACGGCATCTTTGCCGTTAGACACATTTACCAATTTTACTATTTCTGGGTGGTTCTATCTTGACAATTTAAGCACTACACGGGTTTTGCTTGGATTTGGCAATAGTTCAAACAATTTTCCTATTATAGTTCTTGAAGCACAAAGCAGCGGAGTAGCAAGGTTTTTTGTAAGAGATTCGGGTAGTTCATCCGCTTCAGTAGATTCTTCAGCGGGAGCCGTAACAACTGGCAAATGGTATTTTCTTGCTGGAACAAGAAGCGGAAACGATTATAAAGGATATTTAGACGGGAGTTTAACCGCAAGCGTTACCACAAGCGCGGTAGATGTTGAAGGTGAATTAGACGTTTTTGGTATTGGTCGTTTAAGTAGATTGGGCCCAAGCGGATATTTCAAAGGCAACCTCGCCAACGTCGCAATATGGAACCGCGCACTTTCAAGTGATGAGATTAATTCCGTGATGTGGAAATCTTACACCTTGCTAAACACCTCCGAAAAAGAGGGACTACAAGCTTGGTACTCATTGGAAGAATCAGAGCTATTAAGCGGTGACAGCACTCCTACGCTTGAGAAATATGCAGAGGTTAACAAACTTACATTTGAAGGAAAACAGTGCCTACAAGACGCTTTAAATGCCTTACCAACGATTACAGATGCAAGACTGTATTCTGCTAAATACGACATCAGAGTTAGTGCTGATGGTGGTACAGTAGAATCTTTAGATTGTGTTGAAACAGAATTAAACGCTATAGTATGAGCAGCTTAAAAGATTTAGCAAGTCTAATAATGGTCCCGTCTATGTACAAGGACGGAAGACTTGATACAGTAAAGCCTTTAGGCAATAGTATATTACATCCCGATGCCACTGGTAACAATGATGGTACTGATGGTTCTACACCTGCGGAGGGTAACTTTACTTTTAGTAGGGGTTCAAATCTTGCTGCTACGAGGGTAGATGTTAATGGCTTAATTGAGAAGGGTAGAGAGAATCTCTTGCTGCAATCAAATCAGTTTGATACTACTTGGATAAATGGAAATAGCACCGAGACTGGAGGGCAACCCGATAAAGATGGAGGTAATACTGCTTGGCTTTTAACTAAAACGAATTCGGGTGGTTATCTTCATCAAAACATTAACCCAAATGGCGTTCAAACATTTAGTGTTTACGCAAAGGCTGGAACTCTAAATTGGATTAGAGTACGCTCAACTGCAAGCAGTATATATAGTGCTTATTTTGATTTATCGGGAAGCGGTTCGGTAGGTACAACTCAAAGCACAATAGATGCAAAAATTGAAAGCATAGGAAATGGATGGTTTAGATGCTCTATTGCTTTTAATGACTCTATCATTAATGTTAGAATTTACCCTGCAGATGCCGACAACGACACAAGCGGCACAAGTGGTAATATCTATATTCAAAATGCACAAGTAGAAAGTGGCTTGGTAGCAACTGACTACATTGAAACAGGAGCATCTACTGCACAAGCAGGTATCTTGGAGGATATGCCTCGCCTTGACTATTCGGGTGGTGCTTCGTGTCCTTCTCTTTTACTTGAGCCGAGTAGGACTAACTTTGTAACGGATAGCGAATACTTTGCAGGTCTTAATTTATACGGAAGTATAAATGCTACATATGGTGCTTACACTAATCCTTCAGGTCAAGACTCTGCTTACCTGTTGGAAGCAACAAGTGCTATATCTCGTATTCAAACACTCTCCTCAACAGGAGATGGTAATGATGCAGTAATGAGTATTTTCATTAAGGGAAACGATAATGTATCGTATCCAACTTTAGCCAATCAAGGCGGAGGTCAATATACAAGATGGGAGTTTGATGCCAATAATGTATTGACATACTATGATGGTGATGCGCCATCTGGAGATTATGGTCAAGAGGACTACGGAAATGGATGGTACAGGATATGGTTAAAAACGGACACTATTAACGGAAGCACAAATTATTACCGATTCAATCCCGACAACCGATATGGTAC